TGCCCACCTCCATTAACCCCTCAAGCCTCACGACTAACTCATACATTTCACTTTTGCATTGACGGGTTTTTGTTAATTCGCCCATGCGATTGTTTATCTGAATCAACTCATCATCAATTTTTACCAGTTCAGCACGTAGTTGTTTACTATTTGGTACGTTCAGGGTTCCGTTTGGAACGGAGGTGTGCTGCTCTGGTATAAGGTGATTTTTCTCACCTTTAAATTCTGGCTTTGTGACAGAATTAAGTGATATCAATTGGTTGGCGGAGGTATCTTCTAAAAGGGGCGATTTCCCCTCTTTAGCTTCAACCCACTGGTAAACTCTTGAGCCGTTTTTTACCTGACTAACCACATTTCCATTTTTGATATCAGTTTTTAAACGCCCGCCAATGTTATTTGCCGAATCTCCAGTTGCTTTAGCTAGTTCAGCGGACGTCATAGCGTGGGTGCTTTGCTGTAAAACTTCTCTTAAGATTTCAATCTTAGGGCGCTCATCACTAGCCTGACATGAAAATTCTGAAGCAATAGGGCTCTTATTTATTTTTGGTTCTGGCTGGTTAATAAGTTGATACATACCATTAACCAGCTTTACCGCACCTTTTCGCATTTGATTGGTAATCATTGCATTAACAACTTGGGCGCTTTGATCCATATGCAAAGCAAGCGTATCGATATCACATGGACCTACTTCTTCAAGCGCATCGATAATTAAAGGGTTATTGCTCATCATTCACCTTCCTTGCGCGTTTTTTCTTTTTGGTGATCGGGATTAACTTTGGCTCAACAACTTGTGGCGCTGGCGGTAGAGGAGGGCATACACCCATCCTGATATAACAGCGCTGCCTGATACCGTGAATAATTCGAGCTGTCCAATCGCAACCATCATCCACATAGTGAGTAACCCGAACTATCACATCATCGTAATCAACCATTTCATGGTCAGTGTTGTTTTGTTCAATCACTTGTTAGCCTCCTTGCTAATAACTTTGTAGGCATGTAATACATGATTTGCCTTACCGTAAATCGTTGTTACTCGAAAAAAGAAGCCTATTGATGATTCATGAACCGGCGCACGAAGTAGGGCCATATCAATTAGGCGGTTTAGCTTCCTGCGCTCGGTAATGAAAGATAGGATTGATACTTTGGCTGTATTACCTGTTTCGCTGGCGATATATTCAATTTTCATTGTTCCACCGTCCTTAGTGCATAGTTGGCATTGCAGGGAAACCACCTTCTGATTCCAGTGCACGGATATAATCATCGTGAAGAATGCAAAGACCTTCGCGTCCTTTGGCTGATAGACGAGGACCGTGTTCTAGTGAGATATCAAGAAAATCGATATACACTCGGACAGTAAAGTCAGCCCATAATGCTTTCCCGACCGTTTCAACCATGATCCGTTCTAAGTTTTCACTTAGAGCAAGACGCAGAGGAGCAGGGTAAATACTCAGTGACGACTTGCCATTGCTATAGATGGTCGCTAAATCAATGCCGCCGCTACCATTTGGCACCTCAATAGTGCCGTTTTTCTCTTGTTGTTCGCGGATAAAGCAAGCCACTACCACCCAGCGCCAAACTGAAACACGTTGTTCAGGTGTTAGGGTGTCTGGTTCATCAGCTAACTTACCCATCACGGCAGCAGCCAAATACAAGCCTTTTATTAACTCTTTATCGTAGTGACCACATTCAAGCGCCTTAACTGCGTCAGAATAAGAAATCAAAGTGCCATCGTCGGCAATAACGCCGTTACCTGCATCAGTAAAATAAGCCATTATTTAGCCTCCGGTGTGTAGATAGCTTTGTCGTGTGAAAACTCACCGTTCCATGTCTTTTTCATCGGCAGCTCACCTTTCATATAGAGCTGGTATAAGCGGTGGCAACCTTTTTCCAATAAGACAGGCGTCACTTTTATAAATTCTTCCATGCCATGAGGAGTGACTTTGGTTTCTTCCTCTGTGAGATATTTATCCCGAGCGTATGAAGCAACTCGCCACTTAGGAGACTTCTCAAGATCACGGCGTGAGTTATAAACCCAGTTTCGCTTTGAAGCCCACCACATCATTTTGTTAACATTTACACCATTAAGCGCCTTGCAAAATGAGGTGATCGTTATGCCTTTGCTGAAATGTTTACCTAGGCTTTCTACTGTCGCGTTGAGATGTTTATTTTCAAGCTGGAAAGCTTCTGCGCGGTCTTCAGCTTCAATTACCATCAGTGCAAGCTGTTTTCGACTCACCTCAGTCGGTGCAGGGCGAAAGTAAGCATCTTCCATTTTTTCAAAGAAAGACCAGGCCTCGTCACTATCGACAATTTTCGACATGCGGGCAGCACCTTTTTCGGTCCATAGGGTAACGCTTCTAGCTTTGTTTGAAATTTGTGCGTAACTATTAGTTACTCGCAAATCTTTTAGTTCATCACCTGAAACGGTGTGGCAGTGAACCCCTTCAATAAATCGTTCTTTATTGCGAGATAAATTGTTGCGGATATTGGCTTCATCAACGCCATAACCAGCCGCTAATGTTTCCGTGGTGACAACTCGGACACCTTTCCATTCAATAACGGGTAGTGCGTTAGCATCTATTGTGATTAATTCGCTCATAATTAAACCTTCTTAATATCAATTTTTAACTTTTTGGCTAACCGGCGCTGTTGTCTATTTAGTGGCATTCGAATGTCATCGCCGTTTCTTTCAAAGTGGGATAGGTGTTTGCAAACATTGGCATAATCTTTAACTTCATTTCGTTCTAAACTAAGCCCTTGAGCAATTGTCATACCTGCAATCCCCTGTTGGGTTCTGCTGCGTTTTCTTTTGCTCATAAATAACTCTCCGTCACTTTAACTTTTGCCTTAGATAAACAACGGTCAGCTGCTTGGCTGCTTATTTTCTGCTGATCACTTAACGCGCCATTTACTGGCGGTTTGGCAATGTAAAAAGCTTTGTTATATTGCTCAGCGGCACGTCGATATAACTTTCTATCTTCAAGTGACTTGCCAATATTCATATAATGTTCAAAGTTACTCACAGCTCATCTCCGAAGTTTTATTAATATTAGCTTCTAGTAATTCAGCTTCTTTTTTACTTTTAATTTTTTCCCTTGCTTTTTTATTACGTTCTTTTTGTTGTTCTTCATATTCAATTGCGCGAGTTAATAAAGAATTACGCAGTGAGTTGTGCTCTATTCGATATTCAGCCCACCGTAAGTCTTTTTCTGTTCTGGCTAAATATTTAGCCTGACCCCACAATATGGATGCTTTCAAATAATCACCGGCTTGTTCTGCTTTTGCTGCCTGTTGTGCAATACTTAAATAACTTGGCTTCATTTATTCATTTCCTTTTGATGTAAATGTTCAGCAATGAGCAAAGTAATATCACTAATGAACTCTTTGCCTTCATCGGTTAGCTTTCCGTGTTTATTGTAAAAACTATCGTAGACTCTAATTATTTGCTGGTCGGTTGCTCCAGCTTCTTTACGGCAGATGTTATTTTCGTATAAATTGATTAATGATTGCTTTAGTATCTCAGCATCTAAATCAACTCGGTATTTAATGCCATCAACAGTACGCTCGAATGTTGAAGCTTTCTTTTTACTTTTTAGATAATCAAAGATTGCATCAATAAAATGTTTTCTTCTTTTATCTAATAAAGTTAATTTTTCCATTTCATTATTCCTGAATTTAGATAAGGGGATTCCCTCAGCATTGGCGCTGTTTTAAATTTAATTCTATTTAAATTAGGATTTAAGGTTTTTTCTATTATCTATAGCTGCTTGCAATTGTTGACGTAATAATTCAACTTTATCATCTAATAGAGAATGGTCTACAACTGCTTTTGCATATTCTTCTTGCAATTTAATTATTTGTTTTTCTTTTTTCAGGTGTTCATGTAAAGCGATAAGAATGCCTTCTTTTACACCCATAAAATATTCAGTTGGTTCACCGCGCTTTACCGCAGTAGTGCCATCCTCCAGTGTCACAGGAATATCTTCATAGTTAGTTTCAAAACCTTTCTTTCTAACTTCACGTTCAGCAACGATGCTAGAAAGTTTGTTTAATGCTGAACGCTCACTAAGATAGGCACGCTTAGCGCCATTGATGATATATACAGGACGCATTTCAACGGTTATTTCGCCTTTGGATGCTTTTTCGATAGCCTCAAATTTATTGTTCATCTTATTTCCTTAAATTTAAAAATGCGATAATTCGCTCTTTCATTTTTGGTAATTGATTCATTATTTCTTTAGCTTCATCTGATGCCTTTTCATATTCGAAAAATGAACTTACTAATTGATAATCACCATTTGTTAGTTTATATATTTTACATTCCCACTTACCGTGATGTTGCCAAAATTCATCAATGTATTTAGGGGGAGGCATATTGTTAATCTTACTAATGGTTATTGCGTTATAAGTTGTAGTGTTCATTAACACTCCGGGAAACTAACTTTTGTATAAACCATATCTAGATTTAACTTTGCAGCATTAATTAAATTGATGACATATTCATCTTGGTTTTTAAGGTGGCCGCTTTCCTCTGCTACCTTTAAAGTAATTACTGTCTCTAGGGTTGTTAAGATAGAACCTATTACTGTTTCAATTGTCTGGTCTTTAGATATCTCAATGTCGCCAATATTTTTGCTATTGTCTGTGTTTATATTGCAAACGTTTTTTTTGGCTCGGCTTATGTTTTCAACTACAGACTCAATGGAATTAAATAAACTACTATCTGCTTTAACATCATTATTAACGATCATGTTTAAAATAGATTCAGCGTAGGTTAATTCATTCATAGTATTTTCGACTAACTTAGTATTATTCATCTTTTAAAGCCTCGTCTATTTCTTCTTCACACACACAAAGCAGGTCGTTTCTTAATGTCTTTTCATTTTCATTGGTATTTAAAAATTGAACTGCAACTATAAGCGCCTTGATTTTGTGTAATGCATCTCTGCACTTACTTAATTCTGTATTTGCGATAAGTATTGTTTTATCCATGTCCGTTATCCCGTTGTGCGTTTTCTTCAATTAGCCAACCTGCTACAGGGTTGGATAGGTCATATGCAGCACTAATTAAGCCATCCATAATTGTGTCGCTTGTAGTCATTTCATTTAACTTGAATAATATTGCATTCAATTGAGTGCTTTTTTTTGCGGCGGTACTTAGTTTAATTTCGTGTGACATGTCACGCTCCTACAGGTGTTTGTGATGCCAGTGATAAAACATATTCGCTAACCAGCTGTAATTTTGCTGATTTCAAATCTGTTGCATAAACTTCCTTGCGACAGCCTTTGTCTGTTCGGTCAATGCGCTTTACTGCAAAGAAGCAAAACTTAAACAGACCTGTACGGATATCAGGTTTCGGAGCGTTCAAAATTGGCACATAATGTATAGTCGGCATTTTTTAAACCTCAAATTAATTATCACTATGATCACTTGGTATTAATCACGTTTTGTGTGATTATATTAATCACTAATCGTGTAGTTGTGTCAACAACAAAATGTGATTATTTTTGTTTTTGTGATTAACTATTTGATAAATTTAGGTTTATGTGAGAAATAAAAAAGCCCTGCGCAGGCTGCGAGGGCTTATAGAAAAAAGATTGATATGTATTTATTGATCTAAAATGTATCGTCAGGCCACTGAGACTTAACCACTTTGCCGATAATCTGGCAGTTACCATTAATCGGTATCATCTCAAATCTAGGGTTCAATGGCTCAAGATATTCACGTTCACCTTCTCGTATCAATCGCTTAAATGTAAATTCATCGTTCATCAAGCGAGCGATGCAAAAGTCACCAAAGTTAACATTTTGCTCAGGGTCAATAAGTATTAGCATCCCTTCAGGGAAGCTAGGCCGCCCACCTTGTGGGGCTGTCATGGAGTGACCTTCAACCTCTAACCAGAATGCACTATCGCTAGCTTTCTTGGCTGTTGGTATCCATGCAGCAGCGTCGCTCCTAGTATAGGCGTTACTATTTTCAGTGAACGCTCCAGCCTGAATTTTTGAAAATAACGGATACTCAAACATGCGCACTATATGATTTGCGGAATCTCCAAACATTAATTCTGCGGGAGACACATCTAATGCGCGGCTAATCACCACTGCGTCATCAGCACCAATTTTCCTTTCACCTAGCTCATAGTTTCCAATTCTAGATGCAGAAGAATACCCGCACATACGTGCAAGCTGTGCCTGGCTAATCCCTTTGTTTTCACGGAGGGATCTTAGTCTTTGACCGATAAGTTCATTGATGTTTTTCATATGTATTTTTTAACACAAAACGTGTTGCTTGTAATTAAACGATTTGTGATTGCAATATAATCACATATTGTGTTTAATGTATATCAATATTTGGAGGACTGAGAATGAACAATATCGCAAAAAGCAGAAGGCAGCTTGGTCTATCACAGGCAAAGTTAGCCAGTATTTTAGGGTGGGGTGCTTCACGCATTGCTAATTATGAATTAGGAATCAGAACGCCAAGTTTAAATGACTGCAGGTTAATAGTTATGGCTTTTCAGAAGCAGGGGCATGCATGCTCTTTAGATGATCTATTCCCTACAAAAAAACAGCATGCACCAGACACACAACATACCGATGCCTAAGCCGCAAACGTGGGGGGGATTTATGAGTAATGTTATCGCGATTGAGGGCTACAAGAGTCGAGCCAGAAAGTTATTGCCACATATGCCGAAGGAGGATGGTTTTACCTTCATCCCCAACCGGTTCCTTGATGACCTGCTGAAAGAAGATTTTGAAGTAGAAGAGTTCAATGAAATTTTAAGTATATTCAAAGGGAGAGCAGTCAATGGCTAACCCAGCAGAAGATAATGTCGTTCAGTTTAGGCCTCGGATGGTGAGTTCGGAGGAGAGAGTGGCTAAAACAGAAGATGGTTACACGCGCCTTGCCAATGAACTCTATGAGGAACTGATCGGTGCTAACTTAACAAGAAATCAGGCAAAAGTTGCTCACGCTATTTGTCGAAAAACGTATGGCTTTAACAAAAAAACAGACCGCATTTCAGATAGCCAATTAGCTGAGCTAGCTAGACTACCAAGACAGAAAGTTAATAAGGCTAAGAATGAGCTTATCGCTATGAAAGTTATAGTAAAAGTAGGTATGGCGATTGGCCCTAACAATAACCTGAATGAGTGGGAAATTCCAGAGTGTCACCAAAACGGTGTCATTGTCACTAAAACGGTGACAAAAAGTGTCACCAAAAGCGTGACAGGGGTGTCACCAAAACAAGGACACACAAAAGACACTCTTACAAAAGAAAAGAAAGACAATAAAAACACTATGAGCGAAGAGGTTCGCTCAACGGATGAAAAATCGAATTCTGAGCCTGCAAAACAAGATCCCTTCGTCGAGCCATTCGAAAAGATATTTTGGATTGCAGGAATGCGGAAGGTCGGCAAGGACAAATCCAAAGCAGCCTTCAAATCGAAGTTCAAAGAGTGGCGGAAAGAAACTGGCGGTTCAATCGGTGAGTTTGCCAAGTTCCTTGCGGATGATATTCAGTTCAGGTTGCGTATTCAGCAGTTCGGCTTTGACAAAATGCACCCGGCAACATACTTGAATGGCAGTCGCTGGACTGACGAGAGGCCAGAGTTACCACAAGCTACAACGCAGCAACCATCGATCACGGTCTCAAAAAATGGGCTCGTATTTTACTGAGGGAGGCCTAATGACAATCACGGAACTGTCAGATCGCCTTTGGGATGATGTTGACCGAGTGGCGAAGTATTTATTGCCTAACGGCAAAAAAGAGCATAACGAGTGGGTAGCGGGTTCGGTAAACGGTGAGTCAGGTAAGAGCTTGAAAATAAACCTTTCGGGCAAGCGAGTTTGGTCTGATTTCGCAGAGGGGATCGGCGGTGACTTACTGGATTTGTGGGTTGAGGTTAGAGATTGCAGCTTGCATCAAGCTATGGCAGAGGCCAAGCAGTATCTAGGCATTCATGACGATGACCACCACTTTTCAGCGAAGAGCCAGAAAAAATTTAGCCGACCAAAAAACGAATCACTTAAGAAAAATATTCGCAAAACTGAAAATTGTTTTACCTACCTAGAAGGCAGGGGGATTAGTCGAAAGACAGCCGAGGAATTCAAGGTCTGTGACGCTGTAGTCTGGTCTCATGATGCTAACCGTGAATTACCCGCCATTGCCTTCCCGTACAAGCGAGACGGTGAATTGTTGCAAGTAAAGCGAATTAGCACCGAGCGACCAAATGGCAAAAAAGCGATTTCAGTTGAGGCTGATTGTGAGCCTTGTTTGTACGGTTGGGATCAGATACCCAAAGATGCCAGAGCAGTGATTATTTGCGAGGGTGAAATTGATTGCATGAGCTATCACGAATATGGGTTAGCCGCGTTATCTGTGCCATTCGGAGGGGGAAAAGGAGCTAAACAACAATGGATTGAGTTTGAGTATCACAACCTAGACCGTTTTACCGAGATTTGGCTATCACTGGATGCTGACGAAGTAGGGCGAGAAGCAGCAAAAGAGATTGCTAATCGACTTGGTGAATATCGTTGTCGCCTTGTTTCACTGCCGAAAAAAGATATCAACGAATGCCTACAGGCTGGAATTACCCAAGAAGAAATCATTAAGTACCTCGAAACCGCAACCTACTTTGACCCTGATGAGTTATGCAGTGCCCGCGAGTTTATGCAGGACACAATCCAAGCATTCTACGGCAAAGAGCAATACCTTTTCAGAAGTCCGTGGGAAACATTAAATCACCAATTCAGCTTTAGAGAGTCGGAATTAACCATTCTCAATGGGGTGAATGGTCACGGTAAAAGTGAGGTTTTAGGTCACATGCTTTGTGAAGCAATGAGGCAAGGTGCCAGAGCCTGTGTGGCATCATTTGAGCTTAAGCCTGCGATATTTCTTAAACGGCTAACTCGCCAAGCAACCTGCAATAAACTACCTACAAACATGGAGATTGAATCAGCCTTTGGGTTTTATGATGATCGCCTTTGGTTATTTGCACTAACAGGAACAGCGAAAGCCAAAAAGCTATTGGAGATATTCCAGTATGCAAACCGACGCTACGGAATAAACCTTTTTGTTATCGATAGCCTGATGAAGTGTGGAATTGACGATGATGACTACAACGGGCAAAAGGAATTTTTAGACGCAATATGCGACTTCAAAAATAAAACCAATAGCCATGTCATTCTAGTCACTCATAGCCGAAAGTCTGATAGCGAAGATAAACCCACTGGGAAAATGGATGTAAAAGGATCAGGTTCAATCACTGACCTAACAGATAACTTGTTTATCATCTGGCGCAATAAACGCCGCGAGAGGGCTTTACAGAAGCTACAAGCAGGGCAGCAATTAACTCCAGAGGAACAGAATCACACAGCAGAACCAGCATCCGTATTGTGTCTGGAAAAGCAACGAAACGGTGAAGGTTGGGAAGGCAAGATCCCGTTATACCTTGAAGAGCGTTCGCACCAGTTTTTAATTATGGAAGGCGGCTCACCATACAACTACATCGCTAATATGCCTAACTCAGAATATGACCAAGTATGGCTAAATGAAAATGTCACGCAGCACTAACACTAAAAAGAAAATAGAGGTCTTCAAAATGAAAGGAACAACACTTAATAAACTTAAGAAAAGCTGGCGTGAGCAATCACGGTTTATTAGCCTCAAAGCATTCAATTCAGCCACAAAAGATTCGCAAGCGGGTATGTTGTTTGGTCAATATACAATCTATAAACACAAGCGCATTAAAAGCAAAAAGCACTTCAGAATACCAAAGGTCGTTAAAAAAATTAACAAGATACAGTCTGATTACTGGAGTTCATTTAGCTGGATAGACCAAAAACACATTAAGCCAGATCGTATATGGATATTTGGTAACTCTGGGAAAGCTAAATATCAAATAAACGGTTAGTTGTTGAAAAAATGAATCTATTCGTAAACAGAGAGAGGCGGCTTAATGAAACTCGAAAATGCACTGAAAAACTTTCACCCTAAGTCACCTACGTTTGGCAATGTGGCAGGTTGCACATCCCCTGACCGAATAACGGGTACAGACATTATGGCTGCAATGGGGATGACTGAATCTCAGGCTAAGTTCGGCATGACAGCGTATCTAGCAAAAAATGATGTCAGCGAAGAAGATAAGTTTTCTACGGTAGAGGCGCTAACTCAATATGCACTTAAAGTAGCACCTAAACTAGTTCGCAAAGCTGCGGGTAAGAAACTGGGTTACTGTTTAATTGTTCTGGCCAAGATGGCATTTGAAGATTATGCCCGTTCAGCAGGATCCGTTTTCTCATGTTCAGCATGTAACGGAAAAGGACTCATTTATAGTCATAAGGACGTCATTAAACATCCTGGTATAACAAGATTAGATGGTACTGTAGTTATTGAGCCGTGGATTGAAAACGAAAAGGTGGAAGAATTATGCATGCCTTGTAATGGAAAGGGGCAAATAGCGCATCGATGCCGCTGTAAGGGGCGAGGTAAAGTATTAGATGAAGTACAAACCGAGTTGCAAGGGGTGCCGATTTTTAAGGACTGCCCTCGTTGCGGGGGTAAAGGTTTCAACCGTGTGCCATCTTCAGTAGCCTACAATGCAATAAAGCACCTAGTACCCGATTTAACCCAATCGTCATGGTCACGCAACTGGAAGCCATTTTATGAAAAGCTGGCTGGTAAATGTTTCATTGAAGAAAGCGCAGCAGAACAGGCATTTAGCAAAGTAACCAAATAGACAGAGATATTTGATTTTTGCATAAAATTGGCTTATTATCTTCTAATAATGGACATTCTATACCTAGTCGCATTAAACTAATTCAAGGCCTCGCAGTAGCGGGGCTTTTTTGTACTCAAAACAAACATAAGACTTGCTGTGGCTAATAAAGCGTTACAATTATTAATTGCAAGTTAGGTACTCGTAGCATACCCTGTGGACGCTATGGATATCAGGGATGATTAACAGGTCTCTATAGCGGAACCCGTCAGTAATGGCGGGTTTTTTCTTTCTGATTATTAATTGCGCTAATTCATAGCCGATATGTTATAGTGCCTAGGTCATCATACCTCATTGCCATAAACAGCAAATCTTGCACTTGCGAGTTTTTATCTAAACAATAGATGCGGTATCCAAAGGAAAACCTATGGATCTGAACGCGCTGTACCATCGAATTTTATCAATCACAGAAGGTATACTAACTATTACAGTGCTAACACTGATAACTTTCGCATTAGTTTACTGGTTCAAATAATACCTCCCCGCCATTAGCTCAACTGGAAGAGTAATTAGTCTTAGCGAAACTAAGAGTCGAGGTTCGATGCCTCGATGGCGGACCAAATTAAATATAGAGCCTCACTTCGGTGGGTCTTTGCTGTATAAATATCTCAGTAAATCGCAATTAATCGTGACGGGAAACTATCATTAGCAGAAATGCCGACATTGCGGATGAGTACCTTAACCGAGGCATAGCCCTAACTGTCTATCCTGTCTTGCGATAGTCACGCTATGTCCATCTAAATAGCAATAGTGCCCCTCATAACCTCTACGCAGGACGGAGAAATCTGGTTTGCGATACGTTTGGGGCTTTCGATGTAAACACACTCTTCATTTTGGAGAGTTGTGTGATTAGGGGCACCAGATATCCGTCGACCAAAACATCATCTGGTGTCCCTTTCTATTTTAATTCCCCCGAATTCGAGGGAATGAACAGAACGTGGTAACAACGGGTATTAATTCCAACTCTCCGGAATTTCCGGATAGTTCACATGTTCGGTTATTCCGAACAACCGAATCCCTTGCTATAAGGTTACGGTAGCGCGTGACAGTCTGGCTGAACTAAACCAGCTATCCATTTCAAGAGGTCGCCTAGTGCGGCCTTTTTCGTATACGCCGCCACAGAATTCTAATCACATACACTTAATTGACGCATAGAGATTGTGCGCGGCTATCTATTAACTAAATTCCTCCACTAAGGAGGCGGTATGGCACGAATGGATGATAAAGACCTAAAAGTCGGCGCAACCGCATGGGGTGTCATATTGGCTATCTCACTGTATGGCGGTTTAGCGCGTTACATAATTGACAGTAAGAGGAATGGTTATCCGTTCAGTTGGTTTGGGGCGCTGTCTCAGATGGCAGTATCAGGATTCACTGGTGTTCTTGGTGGGCTAGGGGCTCTAGAGTCTGGCGCCTCAATGTACATAATTCTTTTTGCAGCTGGCATGGCTGGCGCAATGGGTTCAGTAGCTCTTGATTTCTTTTGGGCTAAATATACAGGCGGTAGGAAATAATGACTAAATTAAGTGAGCATTTCGATAGTAAAGAATTTGCATGTAAAGATGGGTGTGGGGCAAATCAAGTCGAGTTAAAGCTGGTTGAAATTCTTGAAGGCGTTCGCGGCCACTTTGGTAAGCCAGTCATTATTGTCAGTGGACGTCGCTGTGCCAGCCATAATAAAAATGTAGGTGGCGCACCTAAATCTCAGCACTTATTAGGTACTGCGGCAGATATCAAGGTTAAAGATGTAGCGCCGAAAATGGTCGCTGATTACCTTGAATCTCAGTTTCCAGATAGCTACGGTATCGGTCGCTATAAGACATTCACACATATCGATGTGAGAGGATATAAAGCACGATGGGGCAGCAATTAAGCGTACTAACCAAAACGTTAATGGCTGCTTGTGCCATTTTGCTATTTTGGCTTATTTGGGTTGTGAATGATTACGACAAATTGAGTGATAAGTTTGATAAAAAATCAAATGAGCTTGCAGCCAATCAATTCATATTATCCACTGTTTTAGAACTTTCGGTAACGTTTAATGAAATCTCACGAAATAACCTTAGGGAACGCGACGCTGCAGCAGTGGCTTCTGAAACGGTTAAAACTATTATCAAAACCGTTATTGTGGATGATAAGTGTGCTGCTATTGATGCTCCTCGTGATGCTACTGTCGAGCTGCACAACCACGCGAATAGAATACGTTCAAACGCCATCAGCACCCATTCCAGCCCATCTACTCAATGATTGTTTGCCTGAGCACATCCCTGAGACATTTTCTTGGGGTGACTCTTTATTGATAAATGAGTCGCTACTAACGGTGATTGAGCAGTGCAATTTAGATAAAAAAGCCATTAGAGAGATTGAAGCGGCTAGAAATAACTAGTGAGGTGCTATGTACACATCAAAAACAGGATCTAACTATCATTTGAGTCTTAAGATGGTCATCGTTAACCTTTTTCGTGCTATATTTTTCCCATTGTTCGCATTATGGATGCTATGGAAAATAAATATGTCCAGTAAAAAGGAAATACTCGAAGATTTAGCTAGGTATAGGTCAAAAGGAGATGCTTTATATAAGGATTTATATGATGTATCTACGTCAGCGTTAAGGCTTATGTCTGAATTGGAGATGAGACTGCGGCAGAATGGTACCGAAGAAGATCTACGACTCATCGATGAAATAAACAAGTTTGCTGAAAGAGTTATGGAAGCAACCATTCATTCCAATGAATACGCAACCTCCTTACTAAAAGATTACGGGCAAGCGTTAAAGAAAATAGGGAATAGTTGAGGTACATTGCATGACAAACTCTGTACGTAAGGCGCTAGATGGATTAAATAATTCGATTCATAGTAATGAGCCAACATTTGCAAAAATAAATGAGGGTCAGCAGAAAGAGATTTCTAGAGCTGATAATGAAGCAAGAGGAAGGTTAACAACGTTTTTTGTTCGTGGTTTCTTTTTTTTCATTGCAGGCGGCGGTTTATTTGTCCTCTTATATAATTATTGCGCCATTTTATGGATTGAGTCATTAAGTGATCGCGGGCTTGTTGAGGCCGCGAGTAAGGTATCTTTACTTGAGCTGGATAAGGTTTTATCACTCATAATCAGCGCTCTCGGCACCTCACTTGGTTTTATCATCGGTTATTATTTTAAAGAAAAGCACTCATCTTAAAACCTAATTCAATAAATCAATATTGAGCCTCTGAGAAATCAGGGGCTTTTTAATATCTACAGGAGTACTAAATGCCTAATCCAATCATGAAATATTTTGAATACCAACATCTACCAGCTCACTTGCAAGAGGTTAGTAAGCCTATTGGTGATTTAGCTAAGCAGATGGATGAACAGTTACCAGATGGTGCCGAGAAGTCAGCGGGACTTCGCAAGTTACTTGAGGCTAAAGATTGCCTTGTGCGAGCTAAATTAGGTTAGTTGTAATAAAAAAATCCCCTTTTGCGAAAAGGGGAAAGGATTTATTTAGTTTATTGAACTAATTTTTGATTATGAATACCCAAATGTCGTAAGGGCGTGAGCATGATACCAATATAAGTTAAATAATCTAGGTATAAATTGTTACGAAATACGGAAAAGAATATTGAAAAACGCGTATGCAAATAAAAAAAAGCCTACACAGCGGTAGGCTAAAGTATTGCTTTACGATGAATATCAGCGTTAAGCCTAGCAGGTTATTTCAAACGTGCAATTATATTGGTGATTATCAAATGACATAAAAAAAGCCCTCTATAGAAGGGCATATCTAATGGAAATGTAGCTTTATAATTATTGTAGTAAGGCCAGTCATCCTTGACCAGCGGCGAGATATTATCACTACTTATTACTTAATCCAAATCGGAGTACGGCCATCAGCTAATCACTGGTGGCTTTTTCATTTATGGAGACAGTTATGCCAGATAAAAAAGAAATAGCCACCCTATCTATAAAGATATCAGTCGATAGCACTGACTTAGATAAGCTGGAAGCGCAACTAAAACGCATTGAAGGGCTGATGGTTAGCACTGGGCTGAAGCAGCCTGCTAGAGGTGGTTTCATAATGGATTTCAATGCTGGTCAGATTTCTATTAATACACCGACAATTACAAGCGGAACAATTAAGAGCGCAAAAATAAAAGGCATAGCAACAGATGATGCCGCTGGGATGTTAGATAAGATAAATGAAGCATTTTACAACAGTGGTAATAAGGCATTTATCGCGGCATTGGATGAAGCTATCGATATAAATATACCTGTTAGTCATGGTGAATTTACAGAGTTCAAGCAACAGGTTGAGTCTGAGGTTAGTCAATTGCAAGCCTCTATCACGGCAATACAACAAACCATAGCTGATTCGGATAGGGCATTTGCAGCTTCTCTAGAACATCTTCGCGCTGATATTCAATCCATTAAGTCTGGGTGGTTGTAATGCCACCTCGTATACCTCGTGCTTGCCGCAAGCATGGCTGCAGTAAAACAACTACAGACCGAAGTGGATATTGCCAAGACCATATTAATTCAGGATGGGAAAGTCACCAAAAAGGGCTGAGCCGACATCAACGAGGTTATGGCTCTAAGTGGGATAAGATTCGCACCCGAGTTCTGCAGCGTGATAAATATTTATGCCAAGAGTGCATTAAATCAGGCCGAGCAGTAGAAGCTAAGACGGTCGACCACATCAAACCAAAGGCACATGGGGGAACCGATGATGATAGCAACCTGCAATCACTCTGTTGGCCATGTCATAAGCGCAAGACTGCAAGGGAGTAATCAAATGATGTTTCCAGATTTACCTGAACCTCGAACTGCCGATGAGTCAATCACTCACGCCAAAGCCTATGCTGATGCTATTAATCATTCGCATCAACTAAAGCGGCTTAAAACTTCCCGTTTGAAGCTTGATGAAAAGGGAGCCCCTGACTGGTTTATTCATATGGTTGATATAGAAATTGACCACATTTTATTTCGCATTGGCTATCGCACCAATCATCACGGTAAATGCGACCCTCGCACCTACGCGTTAGATACACGGCAATATATGCGAGTAGCAGCGGATATGATGCGTAACTTTCTTAATCCTGAGCGTATGTATTGGCTTAGTACAAAGCGAGCAACCGAGTGGTTAAAAGAAGAATAAGTAACGCCTTGTAACTATCACTATGGGGGAGGGCGGGTCAAATCTCTAGAAACTTTCGCCCAAAGTACCGACGCCTAACCTTTTGTTACATCGCCGCAGGTTAGAAAACTTTTTTTGGGGCTCCCCAAGCATGCATTAATAGGAGAAAACTATTATGTCAGGACCACCTAAAACCCCGACACACCTGCGCGTGGTGAGGGGAAACCCATCCAAACGCCCCATTAATAAAAATGAGCCGAAACCCCCTTCAGGGGTACCCCCAACTCCGAAGCACTTCTCTAAGCAAGAGAAGTATTGGTTTAAGCGGATGGCTGATGAACTTAATCAGATCGGTGTAATTACCAAGCTTGATGGAATGGCGCTTGAGTTAATGATCGGTGCATATGTTGAATGGCGCCATCATCGCGATGTTATTGCTGAAGTCGGTGAGTCTTATCAAACTACAACAAGTACAGGCGATATTATTATTCGGGCACACCCTCAGGTGGCAATGAGAGATAGGGCATTTAACAATGTTTGCAAAATGATGTTGGAATTTGGAATAACCCCCGCCTCTCGTTCTAAAGTCTCCATTGATAAACCTGCCGAAGAAGATCTTTTCGAGGCATTTTTGAAAAAGCGCAAATGATGAATGGCAACCGTAACAGACGGAATTCAGTACGCCGAGCAGGTCGTTGCTGGAGAAATTGTTGCGTGCGAACTGGTGCGTTTGGCGTGCCAGCGGTTTTTAAATGATTTAGAGCATGGCCCTGAGCGCGGTATCTATTTCATTGAAGAACGCGCACAGCACATACTCGACTTTTATAATTTTATCCCGCATGTCAAAGGGGCATTGGCAGGTAAGCCAATTGATTTAATGCCTTGGCATGTGTTCATACTGATTAATATTTTTGGCTTTGTCATTCCGTTAATTGATGAGCTAACGGGTGAGCAAGTACTTGACGATGATGGTGATACTGTTCTTGTTCGTCGTTTTAGAACCGCTTTTAATGAAGTGGCGCGTAAAAATGCCAAGTCAACATTATCCAGCGGCATCGGCTTATACATGACAGGTGCAGATGGTGAGGGGGGCGCGGAGGTTTATTCCGCTGCTACGACTCGCGATCAGGCTCGTATTGTATTTGAAGATGCCAAAAATATGGTCAAAAAGGCAAAAACGTCACTGGGGCGGCTTTTTGAGTATAACAAGCTAGCAATTTATCAAGAGCGGACGGCATCTAAATTTGAACCGCTTTCCAGTGATGCGAATAACCTTGATGGTTTAAATATTCATTGTGGGATAGTGGATGAACTCCATGCTCACAAAACGCGTGATGTTTGGGATGTGCTTGAAACAGCAACGGGCGCACGACTGCAGTCACTTTTATTTGCAATAACCACCTCGGGCTTTAATAAAGAGGGGATTTGTTACGAATTGAGAGACTACGCCATTAAGGTACTAACTGGGGTTGTTGAGGATGACACCTTTTTCGCCATTATCTATACCCTTGATGAAAACGACGATGATTTTGACGAGTCAGTTTGGATAAAGGCGAATCCTGGTCTCGGGGTTTGTAAGCGCTTTGACGATATGAGGCGGCTTGCAAAGAAAGCGAAAGAGCAAGTTGCTGCTCGGCCTAATTTTCTCACGAAGCATTTAAATAAATGGGTGAATGCTGAATCCGTTTGGATGGACATGAGCAAGTGGGAAAATTGTCCCGTGAACGCCCCTGATGATGAATTGAAAAACTACCCCGTTTGGATAGGTGTGGATTTATCCAGCAAAATAGACGTCACTGCAGCGATTAAGGTTTATGAAGATCTTCGAGGTCAATTACACATTAAGTGTAAGTTTTGGTTACCCGAAGACCGTATTAAAGCAGCCCCTAAACACATTGCTGAGCTTTATCGCAAATGGGCTGACATGGGGTGCCTCGAACTGACCGATGGTGAAGTGATTGACCATGACATTATTAAGGCCGACATACTTAAGTGGTGTGAAGGTGATGAAGTTCGTGAATTAGGCTTTGACCCTTGGAGTGCAGTCCAGTTTTCACGCCGATTAGCGGAAGAGGGAATGCCATTAGTTGAGGTTGCCCAAACGGTGAAGAACATGACCGAAGCTATGAAGAGTGTACAGGCAGATGTTTACGCAGGTAAGTTTCATCATGATCATAACCCTATGATGGCATGGATGCTCTCTAACGTTACTGTTAAACCTGATAAAAATGACAATATCTTCCCCAATAAATCAACGCCTGAAAATAAAATTGATGGGCCATTTGCCTTATTTACGGCAAAAAGCCGCCAATTAGTGGGTGGTGGTGAACCACAACAAAATTTATCCGATGTGTTAGCGACTCGCGGGTTGCGTTCTCTCTAAGGAAATCAAATGAAATTTTTAACCATTACAGCCTTATTGGTTGGGATTGCGGGTGCCTGCTTGTTGTCGTTTGGCGCTTGGCTAGTTTATTCCCCCGTTGGCTATATTACTGCTGGGGTGCTGTGTCTTTTATGGTCTTACTTGGTTTCTAAGTCGATGGGTCAGCCGAAAAATGGTAAGGGGTAACTATGTTTTTTCCTGGTCTATTTCGGAAATCCGGTGAAGGGATGACCTCTCATGAGCTGAGTGAGCTTATCGGTCTTTCTTACAATACCTATTCTGGGCGAAAGGTCAGCTCACAACTCGCCATGCAGCTCACAGCCGTATTCGGTTGCGTTCGCGTTCTGGCTGAATCAGTCGGAATGCTACCGTGTTCTTTATATGAGCAATTAGAGCGGGGGAATCGACGAGCCACCCGTGAACGATTGAACAAGTTACTGTCAGTAAAACCGAATAACTACATGACTCCGCAAGAGTTTTGGGAGTTATTAATAGCTTGCTTATGTTTACGAGGGAATTTTTACGCCTACAAAGTCACTGCATTGGGTGAGGTGGTGGAATTATTACCCCTTGACCCCGGCTCGGTGGTACCAAAGTTAAACAGCCAGTGGGAACCTGAATATCAGGTGACGTTTCCCAACGGTGAGAGTAAAACATTATCACAGACTGAAATTTGGCATGTGCGTATATTCACGCTGGATGGATTAACAGGGTTAAGTCCTATTGCGTATGCAAAACAGGCGATTGGTCTTGGTTTGGCAACAGAAGAACACGGTGCTCGCTTGTTTGGTAACGGTGCAGTGAGTAGTGGTGTTTTACAAACAGATGCCGCGTTATCGGATGAGGCATTTAATCGACTGAAAGCGGATTTTGAATCAAATCACCAAGGCCTTACCAATGCACACAAACCCTTAATTTTAGAAATGGGATTGAAATGGCAGCAAATCAGTTTATCTGCTGAAGATGCTCAATTTCTGGAAACACGAAAATTTCAGCTCGAGGAGATTTGCCGTATTTTCCGCGTGCCACTTCATTTGGTGCAGAACACCGATAGAGCCACATTTAATAACATTGAAAACCTTGGGATCGGATTTATCAATTACTCGTTGGTTCCCTACCTTATCCGCATCGAGCAGCGCATTAATATTGGTTTAGTTAAACCAAGTAAACACGGTGTTTTCTACGCCAAGTTTAATACTGGTGCGTTGCTTCGAGGGGATATGAAATCCCGATTTGATGCGTACGCCACGGGGATTAACTGGGGGATCTATTCACCGAATGAGTGTCGCGAGTTGGAAGAACTCAATCCGCGTGACGGTGGCGATATCTATCTCACACCATTAAACATGACCACAAAGCCAGAATCCTCAAAACAGGAGGGGAAAACGCATGTCGATGATGACCAAACAACGGCTTGATGTACCACTGAAAATTAAGTCAGTCAGCGACTCGGGAGAGTTTGAGGGCTATGGCTCGGTTTTTGGCGTGAAAGACAGCTACTCCGATATTGTGATGCCCGGTGCTTTTCTTAACTCACTGAATCAGTGGAAAGAAAAAGGCTCATTACCCGCCATGCTATGGCAACACAAAATGTCTGAGCCTATTGGTATTTATACCGAAATGCGTGAGGACAGCACTGGGCTTTATGTCAAAGGGCGATTACTTATTGACGATGACCCCTTATCCAAGCGCGCACATGCTCACATGAAGGCCGGATCACTATCCGGCCTTTCTATTGGGTACATTCTCAAAGATTGGGAATATGACCGCAATAAAGATGCCTTTTTATTAAAAGAAATCGACCTATGGGAGGTCAGCTTAGTGACTTTCCCCTCAAATGATGAAGCCCGAGTTAGTGATGTGAAGTCGGCATTTGCTCGAGGCGAATTACCCACACAAAAAAGTATTGAGCGAGTCCTGCGCGATGTTGGGCTTTCGCGAACACAAGCCAAGGCCTTTATGGCTAAAGGCTATGAGGCACTTTCTCTGCGTGATGCTGAGCAAGACGCCATCGACACATTGAAATCCATTTTTGAATAATAAAGGTACTATTATGGCTGTAGATCATAAAGATGTTAGTGAAGTTGCGCAGGAACTTAAAGGTAAATTCGAAGAGTTCACCCAAAAAAATGACAAGCGCATCGATGCGATTGAAGCAGAAAAAAGTAAACTTGCGGGTCAAGTTGACACATTAAATGGCAAGTTATCGGAGCTGGACGAATTAAAAACCAGCTTGGAAGCGGAGCTGGCTGAAATTAAGCGCCCTGATGGTAGCGTAACTGCAACAAAAGAGGTGACTGAGCATAAAGCCGCCTTTGAACAGTTTGTTCGTAAAGGCAAAGAAGACGGTCTTGCAGATTTAGAGCGTAAGGCTATGCAAACGGGCTCTGATCCCGACGGTGGCTTTGCAGTGCCAGAAGAACTAGATCGCAGCATTATTACAGCCCTGCGCGATGAAGTGGTTATGCGTCAGGAGTGTAATGTTATTACAGTGGGTACGCCTCACTTTAAACGCTTGGTGAATCAAGGTGGTACGAATAGCGGCTGGGTTGGTGAGGTGGATAAACGTCCTGAAACTGCAACCTCAAAACTTGCCTCTATTGAGCCCGTGTGGGGGGAAATTTACGGAAATCCCGCAGCAACACAAGTTATGCTTGATGATGCCTTCTTTAATGTTGAGCAATTCATCACGGGTGAGCTGACGATTGAATTTGCTGAGCAAGAAGAAGCGGCTTTCACTCATGGTGATGGTATCAAAAAGCCAAAAGGCCTATTAGCCTATGGCAGTGACGACCAAGCGGATAAAGACCGCGATTGGGGCAAGCTGCAGCATCTGTTACTGAAAAAACCGACAGAAATTACTGCTGATGAAATCATGAAACTGATTTACACCATGCGTAAAGCTTATCGCTTGGGTTCTAAGTTCATGATGAACAACAACACCCTGTTCCAAGTCCGCACACTGAAAGATTCTCAGGGCAATTACCTGTGGCAGCCGGGCTTGCAATTAGGCCAACCTTCCGCATTGCTGGGCTACGGCATCGCAGAAAATGAGCAGTTTGCGGATGTTGCTGCCGACTCAGCACCTGTTGCGTTTGGTAACTTCAAGCGTTGTTACACGATTCTTGACCGTATTGGTGTCCGCATGTTGCGTGACCCGTACACCAACAAACCGTTTGTGCATTTCTATACCACTAAACGCGTTGGTTCGATGATGACGGATAGTAATGCGGTGAAGTTGCTGAAAGCACCAGCAGCAAAATAATTAACCTGTTACCCATGGCGGCTTAATTGCCGCCTTTTTATTGGAGGCCCCATGTCATTTCCGACTGTCGATGAATTGAAACGTCAATGCTATATCGATGGCGATCATGATAATGATTTGCTGCAGCAAAGCCTCTCATCAGCGATAGCCGAAGTGAAAAGGCTGACAAATCGAAATTTGTATGATGATGCAGTGCCCGAAAGCGATCCCGATGGCTTACTGCTTTCAGCGGACATTAAGCTAAGACTCATGCAAATGGTGGGTTTTTGGTATGAAAACCGAGAGGGGCAATCATTACCTGAATCGCTTTGTAATGCTCTGCGCGTATATCGGATAAGGCCGATGCGGGGGCAAAAATGAAAGCAGGTTTATTGCGTCACATTGTCACCTTTCAGCAGAATATTTCCGTCGAACTGCCTTCGGGAACCTACGATGATCAGTGGGTTGATATAGCGACTACTCGCGCAGAGGTCAAGCCGATTAGTGGGCGTGAATTACTTGCTGCGGAGGCTGAATTATCTGAAATCACCGTGCGCGTTTGGATGCGGTATCGTTCCGATATTACCTCAGCCTGTCGAATGTTATTTCAAGGTGAAACTTACGATATTCAATCCGTTATACCTGATGTAAAGCGCACACGGCTTGAATTATTGTGCAAACAGGGGGTATCAGATGGTTGATATGAGCATTGATTTTAGTGGCTTCTTGGATGTATCCAAAGAACTGGAGTTACTGAGTCAAGCAGAAAGCAATAAGGTTTTGCGACAAGCGACTTATGAGGCAGCGAGTGTATTGCGTGATGAGGCGAGAGCTAAAGCGCCAAAACGTACGGGCAAGCTAGCTCGAAATATTGTGGCCAGTAATCAGCGTAGCAGGCAAAAAGGTGAAGTTTCTGCGGGTGTTTATGTCCGAGGCACAAATAAAGAAGGCAATAATAGTGACAACAGCATGAAAGCGGCGGATCCGCGTAATGCGTTTTACTGGCGATTTTTGGAAGATGGTACATCAAAAATGCCTCCACAACCGTTTATCGGTCCTGCATTTGATAGCAAAGCGGATATGGCAGCTGAATTTGCCATTAAAAAGCTTAATCAGGCTATTGATGAGGTACTTAGAAAATGATTGAAGCAGATATTATCCCTTTATTAAAGTCCATCCTGCCCGATAAAGTGTTTTCTTATGTTGTTCCGCAAACTAAAAAGGTCGCTGCGCCTTGGTGTATTTTGTCACTTTATGATGTTCACAGTGATGTGGTCAGTGGACAAGCTGAAACAATGACGAATATTCACATTAGCGTGTTTTCAAACACCATGGAGGAGGCTCGGACCATTCGTCAAAATATGCGCCAAGCCATTTCAGTGTTGGGGATATCGTCCATTACAGAACGTCAATCTTATGAAACCGACACGAAACTATTTCATGCCATTCTAGAGTGCCAAGTTTGGCAATAACTCCACTTCAACCTCACAAGCTGCTTCGGCAGCTTTTTTTATGTCTATAGGAAACTGATATGACGAGTAAACATGAAAAAACGCAAGGTACCAAAATCAGCGTTTCTAAATTGGCGGCAACAGATATTGCTGCAGTCGAAACAGATTCGTTGCCAATTGATTGCACAACAAAAGAAATTAGCTTCACGGGTGGTCAAAAAGCGGATATTGACGTCACAACATTCTGCTCAAATGAACAGGAAAATATAAACGGTCTCGCAGCTCCAGCGGAGGTCACTATTGGGGGCAACTTTGCAGTTGATGAAGGTCAAGATGTATTGCGTCAGGCTTATGATAGTGATGCAGTTCATGCCTTTAAAGTTGTGTTTCCGTCAGGTTCGGGCTTCGCGTTCCTTGCTGAAGTTCGCCAAAACAGCTGGTCAGCGGCTACAAACGGTGTTGTGAGTGCATCATTTACTCTTCGTCTGAAAGGTAAGCCAACGCCATTAGTGAAAGGAAAAGTAGCGGCTCCAGCAACGCAATCACTACCAACAGGAGGCAGTAAGTAATGGCTAAAGCTAAAAAGTCTAATTTGCGTGATCTAGCACTCAGCGCAGAACGTTCATTTCGGACAAAAGAAATCATTATTCCCGAATGGGATGATGCAGACGTTATTATTCGAGAGCCCTCTATCAAAGCTCGTATGGATCATCAGGCGCTGCTTGATAGCGCAGGAGATAAAGAGCTTTCGGCGATTGAGCAAACGGAGCTCAATATCAAGGCTGATGTTATTTTGCTCATTGATGTGCTTCTTGATAAAGATAAAGAGCCAGTGTTTAAAATCAGTGATAGTGACGCGGTATTTGAAACTTATGGTCCTGTCCACTCTCGCATATTAAATGCGGCTTTTGAGCTAACGATGACGGCAGAAGTTGCGAAAAAAAAGTTAGAAACCCCTTAATTAATTTCATGATGACGTTAGCACTCAGGCTTGGAAAAACGCTTGATGAGCTAGCGTCAAGCATGAGTATGAGTGAGCTTCAGATGTGGCTTGAATATGATGCTATTAGCCCGATAGGAGATCAGCGTAGTGATATTCATGCTGCACTAATTTCTTCGGCTGTTTTCAACTCACAAGGTGTCAAAGCCACCGTTGCCGACATGCTGCCCATTTGGAGTTCGGATGAGCAAGTGGAGGCTTCAAATGATGACGTAAGTGGTTTTGAGTCGTTTTTAAGCAATCTAGCGCAATGATCTAAGTAGCCGTGAGGTCAGTGATTTTGTATAGTAGCCCTATATCTATTACAGGGCGTCATTATGAAAAAACTGATTGTTACTGCTGTTTTGGCATCTTCATTTTTGCTTTTTGGGTGTGGAGATCCAAATCAAGAGATTATTGATAAAGTTACAAAGCGCATAGAGTCTCGTGAGGACATGTTTCCGTATAAGTTAGAATTCAAAGACTTAACCTTCATCCCAGATGACCCTAAAAATTCAGATAATGGAACGTTATGTGGTGAGATAAAACTGTCTCAAAAATCCAGCATTAAACCAGATAAGCAACCACATATATTCTTTTCCGATATGAGTAAAGAAATAAATCAGGCCATAGGCAATAATGAATATTTTAAATTCGAATATGTTGTCAAATCCGATCTTGCAAACCCAAAAGAAACAAAACCAATAATGCTCATTTATCCATACGATCAACAAGAACTGGAGTTTTGGCGTTTAGGTTGCAACAGGTAATATGACCGCTTCAGCGGTCTTTTTGTTTATGGAGACCGCAAAGTGGCAAAATTACGTGAATTAATTATAAGGATCTCTGCTAACTCGAGCAGTTATCAATCAGAACTTGCGAAAGCCGCCCGTCTTGGCAACGATTATTATAAAAACATGGGCGCAAGTGGTCGTCGTTATCAGCAAAGTTTACAAGCCCAGCAGAGAGCGCTCTCTGATATCAACAGGCAGCTAAGCACCGTTACCATGACAGCCAAAGGAATGGCGGGCGCGATGGCGGGTTTCTTTTCTGTCTCTGCACTGGTTTCCACGGTAGATGAATGGGGGCAAATGGCAGCCCGTATCAAGATGGCACTAAAGTCCGTGGAAGGCAGTACAAATCAATATGAAAGCTTACAGAATCGTTTTTTAGAGATCAGTAATCGAAACGGCAAGAATATTGAAGACACACAGTTAATGTATGTCACAGCAGCAAAGTCAATGCAAGAGTTGGGTTTTAGTACCGCGCAAACCATTGACCTCGTTGAATCCATGTCATCCTCGTTTACAGCAAATGCGACCAGTGTCAATGCAACGCAATCCGCGATATCTGCATTCGGAAAATCCATGATTGCTGGAAAGGTGGCAGGGGATAACTGGAACGCCATTATGAATGCAACACCAACCATTCTGGGGGATATTGCAGCTGAACTCGAAAGAACCAACGGCGGTGTGAAAGTTACTGAAACGGCAGTAAAAAAATTGGGTGCTGATGGTGCTATCTCATTTAAGCTATTAGCAGATTCCATTATTAACGCAAAAAATGCGAACAATGAGTTAGCTAACTCGATGGATAATACGGTCACGGATGGGTTCACGCGCGTGGCGAACTCGGCTAAAAAATATTTTGGTGAAGCTAATAGCGGAATAGGTGTCACTCGTTCTATGTCAGCTGCATTAGCCACAGTCAGCGATAACTTTGACAAAGTGGCGGATGCGGGGCTTTTATTGATTGGTGTTGGCGTTACTCGGTATTTATCGGGGTTAACAACGAGCGCATTTACAGCGACAGGCGCACTGGTTAATTCTGCTAAAGCAGAGGTGAATCTTGCAGCCGCTCAGGTCAACACCACAAAAGCAACGGTAATTGAGCAGAAGGCGAAGGTTGCGTCAGCGGCGGCATCTTTGGCTCATGCGAGAAGTTCTGTTGTGCAAGGGGCTCAGTTAGAAAAAGTGGCTTTAGCGGAAACCAAAGTCACAGCCGCTCAGAATAAACTCAACATTGCTATGGCAACAGGCTCAAACAGAGCTATTTTGAGCGCCAAAGCAAAATTAGACAAAGCGAAAGCGTCACTTGCGGCAGCAAAAGCGACAGATGCAGAGACAGCAGCAGAAAAACGCCTAAATGCCGAGAAAGCGAAACTTGCAAATGATATCTCAAATAACAGAGACGCAAGAAGAAACTTAAATCGCACTACCTCGGTTATAGGTACGACAGTTCGAGGGCTGAAAGGTATAGCCTCTCTAGCTGGTGGCCTTCCTGGTATTTTAATGTTATCCGCAGGCGCTTGGTATATGTACAAGCAGAACCAAGAAGAGGCGCACAGGGCATCACTCGAGTATGCAAAAACGCTAGATGATATAGCAAATCGTACAAAAAAAATGTCTTTAACCGAAGCTTCAGATGAGGGGAAAAAAGTAAGTTCTACACTGGAGGCTCAAACAAAGGAAATTGAAAAACAATTAAATACAATTGAAAACTATAAATACAGAATTAGCCAAGCATCAAAAAGGTCAATAGATCCTGACTTCACAAGTGACCAGAAGCAGATACAACTTAATTTAATTACCAAATTAACTCAGCAACTGCAAGTAGAAGAGCAGAAACTATTAGAAAAGGAACAAGAGCGAGAAAAAACAACGAGCGTTCTCAATGGTCTGACAGTTCAAACAGTCAAAACACTTAACGAATTAAACACAGCAAAAAATCAAAAGCTAGCCGTGATGGGGAGAGAAATCGCCCAGGAGTCTGAGTTTAATCGTATTTTGTCCATTGGCAATTCCATTCTCTCAAGTCGTCAGCTTCTTACTCAAGCCCCAATGTTAGCGGGTAATCGCCCAGAATTAAATGATCAGCAAAGGCAGATGCTATGGAGTGCTGAACAGGAGCGTATTCTTGCCGGTATGAAGCAACGCGATCAGGTTGAGCAACGTGCCTTATGGGAGGCTGACAGTACATTTTCTAATGACGAGCACAAAAAACAGTATGTTAGCGACAAGCTGAAAGCATTTGATGAACGCGAGCGAATGAGTAAATCGCTTGAATCAGGCGGTGCTGAGATGAAAGAGTCTGAGCGGATCGCCGAACGGTATCGTGACAAAATTGCGGATTTAAGTGTTGCGATTGCAGTTCAGCAGGAGCGCGCGGAAAAGGGTGAAAAAGCGGCTGCGCTATATGCAGCTGCTAATGAAGTCGGCTCCAAGTGGACAACCGAACAACGTAAATCTATCCAATCCTCAGCGGTTGAGCTGGCGAAGTGGACAGAAAAAGCCGATGAAGCTGTGCGCAAACAGCGTGAAATGGCTGATGCTCTTAAAGATCTTCGTGATGCTACTCGCAAATTTCAAGACGATACTGATTTAGCAAAAGGCTCTCACGGCATGGGGGATCGCCAAAAAGACCAGTTTGAAGAACGCCAACAAATTGAGCGTGTTTTCGATAAAACCGATAAAGGTAAAGATGCCATTATCGCAAGACAGCAAGCTCTTGATGCACTAAATCGGAAATACCGTGAGTCCAAACAAGCTGAAATGGATTGGAGTGCTGGACTGACAAGTGGATTCTCTAACTGGCTGGATGAAGCTTCAAATTATGCAAGTCAAGTCTCAAGCGTTACGCAGTCAACCATGAGCGGCATGGTGGATAATATCTCAGACCTATTGATTGGCAATAAAGCTGATTGGAAAAGCTGGTCTATTGATGTATTAAAAAGCGTTAACAAAGTGTTGCTTAATATGGCAATGGTTAACTCAATGAAAGCGGCGGGGAGTTATTTTGGTGGTGGTTTCGGTAGCTTTATCAGCTCCATTGTGCCAAATGCCAAAGGCGGTGTTTATGATTCACCAGGCTTAAGCTCGTATAGCGGACAAATTGTTAGCTCTCCGACTTTGTTTGCTTTTGCTAAAGGTGCTGGTTTGATGGGGGAAGCGGGACCAGAAGCGATTATGCCGCTGACTCGGGGTTCTGATGGCTCACTAGGTGTGCGAGTGCTCGGCTTGGAAAATGTTCAAAATGGAACTACGTCTATTACTTCCAATAACGCTATCAATATCGATGTTGGTGATATTAACCTGATTAGCGATGGAACCAAGGAGCAGCAACAGCCAGTGGGTGACGTGAGTGGCGCTAGGCAGCAACTCAAAAATGAAATTTTGAGCACTGTCAATGAACAGGCATCAAGAGAAGGCACGCCACTTTGGCTGTTAATTAACAAAAGAAGGTGATCTGTATGATTGAAACGTTCACATGGTGCCCTCGTGTTAACGCCCAAATTGATACGACATTCAGAACTAAAAAAGCACAGTTCGGTGATGGGTATACACAAACGGCAGGCGATGGGATTAATCCACGTTCCGATACGCCATCATTTGAGTTCGTAGGCGAAGAGGCAATGATCAAGCAGATTGTTGCCTTTTTTGATCGTCACGAAGGACACAAGGCATTTATGTTCACTCCGCCATTACGCGAAAAGGGTTTATTCCGTTGTGAGGCATACAAAACATCGGCATTAGGTGCGGGTGTTTATTCTGTATCAGCAACATTTATTGAGGCTTTCAGCGCATGAATATTACATCTGACGTTCAAAAGCTCGAAGCGGGTAATAAAATTCAACTCATTGAAGTTGATGCCAGCGAGTTTGATGGGCCTGTATTGCGCTTTCATGGCTATAATCTACGACATACCCCGACTGAAATTGAATCGGCTGAGGATGAATTAAAACCCAAGTCGATTTGGTGGCAGTGCAATGAATATGGCGCATGGCCATACAAAATTGAAGGTATGGCCAAAAGTGGCGATGGGGCTCAGGCACGGCCTAAATTGCAGGTCTCAAATGTTGATAGCGTTATTTCGTCATTGTGCTTACAGTTCGATGATATGGCAAAAGCGAAAGTCACTATTTATGAAACATTCAGCCATTATCTTGATGCAAAAAATTTCACTGAAGGCAACCCAACCGCTAACCCGAGTGAATTTTTCTCTCAAGTTTATTACATCGACCAAAAGACAAGCGAAGTGGCTGGCGAAGCGATTGAGTTTGAGCTATCTAGCCCGTTTGATTTACAGGGAATTATGATACCCGTTCGCCAGATACATAATCTGTGTTATTGGTGTATGAAGGGGGATTACCGTAGTGGTAATGGGTGTTCCTATTCGGGCAATAAGTACTTCAATGAACGAGGGGAGCCTGTCGACGATCCATCGTTAGATAAATGCGGTGGGCTTATCAGTGATTGTAAAAAACGTTTTGGCGAAAATGAACCTTTGGACTTTGGAGGGTTCCCTGCAGCAGGATTAATACGATGATCACAAAGAAATTAACCGAAGCGATATTTCAGCATGTTAAGTTGGAATATCCCAAAGAGGCCTGTGGTGTTATTTGCCAAAAAAGCCGAGTCAAAAAATACTTCCCTTGCAGTAACCTTTCCGATAATCCTAACGAACATTTTGAACTTTCACCCGAAGATTACGCCATCGCAGAGGATTGGGGGGAGCCCATTGCGATTGTCCACAGCCATTGTGGGGAGGGAGTGACAACTCAACCAAGCGAAATCGATAAATTACAGTGTGATGCTATTGGGCTACCGTGGGTTATTGCATCATGGCCAGAAGGGGATATTCGACTCATTCAGCCTCGAGTAGAACGCGAGTTGGAAGGGCGGCCATTTGTGCTGGGTTATGCAGATTGCTGGTCCTTAATTATGGACTACTACCGACAAAAACACGGTATTGAGCTATATAACTACAGCGTCGATAGGCACTGGTGGGAAGAAGGTGAAAACCTGTATATGGATAATTACCAGAAAGCGGGTTTTGTCGACGTTACTGGTGAGCCTAAAGAAGGTGATATGGTGATTATGCAAGTGCAAGCCGACGTTCCCAACCATGCAGGGGTAATAGTCGACGGTATGTTACTTCATCATCTATATGGTCAACTGAGTCGACTTGTTCCCTACAGCGATTATTGGCGTGATCGAACAGTCAAAGTGGTTCGGAGGAAAGAATTGGCATGACTGAACTTAAAACGATACGTCTTTATGGACAACTCGGTACCCTGTTTGGGCGAGAGCATAAATTAGCGATTGATTCGCCCCGTGAAGCCATAAAGGCATTATCTGTACTTTACGATGGATTTGAGCAATTTCTTGCGAACGCACATCTTAAAGGGTTGGAATTTGCCGTATTTAAAGGTAAGCGCAATATTGCTGAGGATGAGCTACACCTTGATACCTGCGAAGATATTCGCATCGCACCAGTGATTAAAGGGAGTAAACGAGGCGGATTTTTTCAGACTATTTTAGGTGTGGCCATGATTGGTGCCGCAATGATGATAGGCCCAGCGGGGTGGGCGGCATTTGGTGCGGGCGGTGTTTGGGGTGGTGGTCTGGCGCTTGGTGGGGCGGCTGTCGCGTTAGGTGGTGTCATCCAATTATTATCACCTCAACCTCCTGGTCTTTCCATACGGCAGGACGCAGAAAATAAACCTTCGTATGCATTCGGTGGGGCGGTCAATACAACTGCACAAGGCAATCCGGTACCATTATTTTATGGACTAGATCGACGCGAAATCGGCGGCGCCATTATTTCAGCGGGGATATACACCGAAGATCAGCAATAAATCACTTCAACTTTCTATAGCGGCTTAATTGCCGCTTTTTTTATGGGTGAAATATGAGAATTCAAGGCGCTAAAGGGGGGAGTTCCAAACCTCGGACACCCGTAGAGCAAAAAGACAGCCTGCTATCAGAATCCACAGCAAAAATATTGTTAGCATTATCAGAGGGTGAAATCGCAGGTGGGCTTGACGATACACGTATTTTTCTTGATGACACCCCGATAGCGAATGCCGATGGCTCTAAAAATTTCGAGGGGGTGACGTGGGAGTTTCGTGCCGGAACTGAGCACCAGGAGTATATTCAAGGTATCCCTTCTGTTGATAATGAGTTCAGCGTCGGAATGGAACTTAAAGATGACCAGCCGTACGTTAGAACTATCAACAACTTGCAATTATCAGCGCTACGTATTCGTTTAGCTGTTCCGCAATTTATGCAGCAGCATGATAATGGTGACACAACCGGGTACCGTGTTGATTATGTGATTGAGCTTTCTACGGATGGCGCAGGGTATAAAGAGGCCGTTAAATCTGCATTTGATGGCAAAACAACCAGTGAATATCAACGCACCCATCGTATTGATTTACCTAAAGCAAATACAGGTTGGCAAGTCCGTGTTCGGCGTTTAACGAAAAACCAGAATAACGCACGTATTGCGGATCGGATTAATGTGGCGGCAGTTGCTGAGGTTATTGATGCAAAATTGCGGTACCCAAATACAGCCCTGTTATTCATTACCTTTAATGCTCGTCAATTTAATAACCGTATCCCTAAAATCAGCGTCCGCCCCAAAGGGGGAATACTGGTCAAGGTGCCAACGAATTACGACCCCATTAGCCGGACCTATTCAGGGGTATGGGATGGCACCTTTAAATTAGCGGCAACCAATAATCCAGCATGGGTATTTTATGATCTGGTACTCAATAACCGTTACGGCTGTGGTGACCGCATTAAAGCGTCACAAGTTGAAAAGTGGGACTTATATAAAATTGCACAGTATTGTGATGAATTAGTTCCAGATGGACATGGTGGTGACGGTAAAGAGCCTCGTTTTTTATGTGATGTGTATATCCAATCACAAGAGGCAGCGTATACCGTATTACGGGATATTGCGGCGATTTTCCGTGGTATGACGTTCTGGGCAGACAATAAAGTGAATGCTATCGCTGATATGCCAGCGACTATTTTCCGTACTTTTACTAATGCGAATATCGTGGGCGGGAAGCCGTCATATTCAGGTGGCAGTATTCAGAATCGCTATACTCAAGCCTTAGTCTCTTTTACGAATATTGATAACCACAGCAATGATGATGTAGAGCCTATTGCAGACTTAAAGCTTCAGCGGCGCTATGGTGTTCGCAAATTGGAGTTATCGGCTATTGGGTGTACTCGTCGAACTGAAGCCAATCGTCGAGGCCGCTGGGCATTATTAACCAATGCTAATGACCGCATGATTTCTTTTTCTACCGGTTTAGAGGGCGCAATACCTTCTCCTGGTCATATTATTGCTGTTGCTGATTCATCCCTTGCGGGTCGCAACACGGGTGGCCGTATTTCATTAGTAGAGGGTCGTAAAATTACCCTCGATAGAACGACCTCAATTAAAGCCGGTGATCGCTTAATTGTAAACTTACCTAATGGCGGCTCAGAGGGGCGAACAGTTACAGCCGTAAATAAAAAAGTGGTGACGGTTTCTGTTGAATATTCACAAGTACCCCAAAAAGAAGCCGTGTGGGTAGTGGATTCTGACGACTTAGCCGTTCAACTGTATCGAGTGATTAATATCAGTGACAATGCTGACAATACCTACACCATTAACGGTACCATTCATAACCCTGACAATTATGATCACATTGATTCAGGGGCGCGTATTGATGAGCGGCCAATTACAGTTATTCCGCCAAATGTGCAGCCAGCACCTAAAAACGTGCGTATCTCCTCCTATTCTCAAGTAGACCAAGGCATTGCATTTACAACGCTAAGGGTCGATTGGGAAGCTGCAGATAGTGCAATTGCGTATGAAGCTGAATGGCGCCGTGACAATGGTAACTGGATAAATGCTCCACGCACATCGACACTTGGCTTTGAAGTTAATGGTATTTATGCAGGACGTTATCAAGTTCGTGTGCGTGCAATTAATGCGTCTGAAATTTCGAGCGTATGGACAAGTACGGAAGAAACGCAACTTAACGGTAAAGAAGGCAACCCACCGAAGCCGCTTAACTTACGCGCGACCTCAGAGGTTTGGGGTATCACATTGGACTGGGGCTTTGATGCAAACACCAGCGATTCACTCAAAACGGAACTGCAGTATTCACCTGAAAATACCGCTGATTCTATGCAGTTGCTGGCGGATGTGCCTTACCCTCTCAAATCTTATCGTATGTCTGGCCTTAAAGCAGGCGTGCGCTTCTATTTCCGTGCGCGATTAGTTGATAAAACAGGCAATCAATCAGAATGGACGAATATAGTTCTTGGTGAGTCATCGAGCGATGTCGAGGGCATTTTAGAGGCCGTTGGCGATAAATTCCTCACCACCGAAGCTGGTCAAAAACTGCAGGAGCAAATCGACTTCAACAAAGATCACATTGAAGACTTAACGCTCGAACAACTCGAAATTAAGCATGACATTGTTGATATCAATAGCAATGCAATTGACTTAAATAACAAAGTTGTTCAAATCAATACTGATGTTGCAATTGTGAATGAAGCTGTCATGCAGAACACACAATTCACAACGCAAGTTAGCTTTAAACTCAGTGAAGAAGTTGCGGATCGTAAAGCTGAAATATTCAGACTTGAGCAAGTGCGTGTAACTGATTTGGATGCTTTAGCGCGTTGGCAAGAGCAAATTAGCGTTAAAGTTGGCTCTAACACGTCATCAATACTTGAAGTGAAAGAAGCGCAAGCGACTTATGAAGCAGCGAGCGCGAAGCAAATCAGTCAAGTAAAAGCCGATGTTGATAGTGTAACTGGGCGAGTGACACAAGTTGAAACTGCAACGGCGACACTAACAGAGGCGCAAGCGAAGTTTGAGCGCAGCACAATTGCACAGTTTGAAGAGCATCAAGCGTATATAACAAACATTGAAACATCATTATCAAGTGCTGAAATGACAATGTCTGAAGCGCTAATGCAAACAACTGCACAATTCAATTCGTTACATGATAAACAGCTTAAATCCGAAGCGAAAATCACGAAAAATGAGAAAGCGATAGCGACAGAGACGGAAGCCCGGGCAACCATGGGGGTTCAGTTAGAAGCGCGCATTGATAGTAATGAAAGCGGAATAACTGAAATAAAAGAAACTGTCGCAGAGCAGGGGAAAACAATTGCGTCAACGACTGAGCAATTACGTGCTGAAATTAAAACAGGTGACGACAAGCTGCAGGAGGGGATTGATAACCAAGGGCGTGAATTATCAAAAATAAGCAGTAGTGTTGATGAGCAAAAAACAGCTATTGCAGAACTTGATAAAACACAAACGGAGCTCAAGCAAACTCAACAAAGTAATTATGAAGAGAACAATGCACACATTGCTAATCTTCAGCAAACTATTGCTAACAGTGACAGTGCTAACGCTGAAGCAATTATGCAAACCACAGCGCAAACAACACTTAATCATAATGAAAACTTGAAAGTTAAAGCTAGTGTCGAACGACAACAGAAAGCAATCGCTAATCAGCAAGAAGCCCACGCTGAGCTTTCTGATAAAGTCGATGCACAGTATGCAGACAATCAAGCGACTTTTGTTGATATCAGAAAGTCTCAAGCTGATGATAAAAAAGCGGCTTCTGAGCACACTGAGCAAGTGCGTGCAGAACTCGGGAAAGATATCGCTGATAACAAAAACGAGCTGTCAAACATCAATGCAGTCGTGACAGAGCATTCTAAATCTATCGCGACACTTGAAGAAACGACAACTCAAATTCAGCAATCACAGAAAAGTCAGCATGAAGATACTCAAGCAAGTATCGACGAGTTAAAGCAAACAACCGCGAGCACTGATAAAGCATTAACTCAAGCAAAAGAGGAAGCCAAATCACACTTCGAAGATAATGATGCATCAATTGCAAATATCCAAAACACGCATGCAGATGCTGAATCATCTTTAGCTGAAATGGCGATGCAATTGTCTGCTCAGCAGAACGTGCAAGGCACCGAACTTTTACGCGCTAAAGCGTCAATCACTCGCATTGATAAAGTTGTTGCTGATAACAATCATGCGTTTGCACAGTCGATAGAGCGTCTTGATGCTCAATTTGATGAAACCTATGCAGCAATTGAAAAAATGTCAAAAGTAGAAGTTGATCACCAGGGAAATGCGTCTTCTATTATTTCATTTAAAGCTGCAGTCATGTACAACGGCCAATCCTATGATGCAGCCATGTTAGTTGGGGCTAGTGTTAAAAACGGCAAGGTCGTTACACAGATTGGTTTCAGCGCGGATACTTTCGGTATTTTCAATCCATCGAGCGGCAAGTTAGAGCCCGTATTTTTTGTCGAAAATGGTCAAGCGTTTATCGATGAAGCGCTTATTAATAAAGCAGTAATTGGCAGCATTGTTGTTCAAACAGATATGCGATCACCTAACTATGTACCGGGCAAATCTGGGATGCGAATTGATATGAAAAACAGTGTATTCGAGACAAACAGTAATGATGGTGATTACTCAGTTATCCGAAACAGCAAAGGAGACTACTTTAAGTATAAAAACACCTACATTATTGAGTTGGGGTGGTTCTTATGATTGATAGTTTGTATGGGTTAAAGATTCGTAATTTAGACGGCAGTGAGTTTATTTTCAATGAGCATACAGCTCCAGCGACAAACCTTTGGACTCGTTATGTGAAAAGAAGTGACGGCCTATCACCGGACGGTGGCTGGCTAACATACAAATGGAATTGTCCCAATGAAATACCTGAAGGATATGGCTTTCAAGTGGTTTCTTTGAGCGCAGCAGAGGTGACATTTACGCAAAGTGGTGATAGGCGTTATGTGTCAGGTACAAAGGATAAAATCGCTTATAGCTCAAATGGCAGGAAAGTCACTGTGATGGGGATGATGGATTATGACCTCAACTATGTAAAAATTATTGCATTCCCGACAATCGAATCCCAAAAATCGACCAGTGGTTTTGGGTTAAAAGTGATGGGAAGTTCTATTTTTCTTGAGAATACACCGCCTCTTGGTTATGCATATGCGACTCATAAAGCCAAAGTGTATATTACGGAT